TTGGCCAAAATATTTCTATGTTTCTATTTAGCCTTCCGATCTGTCGTTAATTTTGGTTCAACATAAGTAATGATCTCAGGATCTGCATGATCCTTAATAACATCCATCACACCCATAAACTGTTCTGTGTTTTCACACTTAACAAATCTAGTTTCACCTTCGGTACTAATTAGAGTAATTCTCTTTTTACACACATCAACTATAATATCCTGTACGGATTCTTCAGCATCCATAAAATACTCCTTTTTTATATAATACTACACATCAAGTATTTTGTCAATATTCATAGAGATGCACATTCTTCTTCCTTTAGTGGGTGGAATCTCATGAAATAAAAATGATGGCCAGACTAAAAGCAACCCATTTTCTGGAGTAATACTAATTTCTTCTTCAAATATAATTGGTGAGCAATCATCCTCAACATCAATATAATAACAACAAGAAAATGCACTAGTAGGAAAATGATGATGTTTAATAGCAAAATCGCCTTCTTCATACATCATTGCCCACATATTAATAGGTTGATAAGAACTCTCTAAATTATAATGCGAACCAGATATACATTCACAAACACTACAGACTTCATCAATTAAAGAATTAAATTTATCAGTTTCATAATGTGTATAATAAGAACTTGTCCAAGATGACTTTACATTAGTCACATTGGTTTCTGGATATTCCTTTCTATGATTTAAAACAACCGACTTCAAATAATCGTTCATCTCAGTATAGTTTTTCAAAGTAGTATAAAAAATACTTGCAGAACTACTGACATCCTCTATACCAATATCAATCATTTAGATATTATATAATTCCCAATAACAAGATAATCTATATTCATCTTTTTAAATCCATTAATAGCATCTTCTGGAGTTTCTACTATAGGTTCTTTATTATCATTAAAGGATGTATTTAATAATATTGGATTCTTTAATTTACGAAGTAAAGAACTCATCTTAGGATTCAACTCATCATCAACTGTTTGCATTCTACAAGTTCCATCAACATGAGTTATAGCAGGGATATCATCAGTTAGTACATTATGATTAAAAAGCATATATGGAGAAGATTTATATCCACTTCCCTCCAAAGTTATACCTGCAAAAGGTCTCCAATACTCTCTGTGCTTAACTCTTTCATTCATTATATCCTTATTTTCTTTTTTATGAGGACTCATTAAAAGAGATCTAGATCCAAGAGCACGAGGACCAGATTCAGATCTACCTTGGAACCATCCAACAATCTTATCATCCTCAAGATACTTGGCAACTACTTCACATAGTTCATCAAAATCTTTATACTTAATATATTTAAATTCTCCTATATTTTTTAAATCATTAAATCCTATTGCCTTTTCAATCTCTTTATCATTATATGTTTTACCCAAAAGAGCAATGTTATGTGGTATTTCAATTTCTTCTTTACATCTATATGATGCCCAAGCTGCTGCTCCAAAATGAACACCAGAATCATTAGTATTGGGTGGAATATGTATATTATTGAATAAAGGTCTTAGTTTATCATTAGCACTAATATTTAAAAAACACCCACCAGCAAAACATATGTCGTCTGTTAGATAATCATCTCTAAGTTCTTTAATTAAATACAAAAGAGCATCTTCATAATGTTTTTGTACAAAATAAGCCTTATCTGCTGGAGAAATTTTAGCCTTTAGTAAATTTTCAACAACTCCACCCGTAGGATGAAAATTTATATAAGGAAGACCCATCTCATACCTATCAACTTCAAATGCAGATAAAGCATCTTTAGGAGATGCTGCATAAGGTCTACTATTTTCTGTACAATATTCAGGCCAATCATATCCCATATCCTTACCATAAGCAGATAATCCCATTACCTTACCTTCACAATTCAAGAAATCCTCAAAAGTCTTTTCTGGTTCATCAGTGTAAATATCCTTTTGTATATGAAGTGCTGTTGCCCCATAAAATTGCCCAAAAACATTAGTTCCTGAAAATCCACCCCAATCTGGCATTCTAAAGAATCTAAATTCCCTTTTCTTCTTATCAAAATATCCAATACTATTATGTTCACCTTGAGGTGTATTGGCTAAATTAAAGTTCCACATAGAACTTCCCATTCCATCTAGTGTTAGAAAACTACCACTATTAAAAGGAGAAGTAAAAACAGAAGAAGCAGCGTGACATAGATGATGACCGACAATCCATAATTTAGCATTAGGAAAAAGACCCTTAAGTTTTTGAGATGCAATTTTATTAATCATTTGAAAATTGCAATCTTGTACACCTGTGGGTGCAAAACATACTATATCAACATCTTCTCTAGTAAGATCTCCAAGACAATAATCTATTGCCTTTAATGGTAATCTTCCATCATGTTTTAATCTAGATACACGTTCCTCATCAATACTTCTAATATGTTTTCCATCTACAAATAAAGTACATCCAGCATCATGTACTGTATCTTCATATCCACCTGTATTTGCCCAACCACCTGCACCAGCAGCATCTAAAGAACCGTGTATACCAATAATGTTCATAACAAAAAAATATCTTTAAGAAGGTTTAGTTGGCCAAGAAGAATGGGAATGATTATCTGCTAATGCTTTAGCAGTTAGATTAGCATCTGCTGCTATAGTTGCTGGAAGATCTCTTAATGCCTGACGATACGTAGCCCACTCAGTTTTCTTACTAGAACTTAATGGAGAATCATTACCTTGAGTCCAATCAGACCAAGATAACTGAGCATTTCTATAATTCTTTACTTCCTGTAAATGATCTCTTGCTGCTTCCAATGCAGCAGCCGCAAGAGTTTGTTCATTTGCATGATCCGTTACTGCTTGTTGCCATATACCTATTTCAGTAATCTCCTCACCCCATTTTTTATCTCCATTTTCATCTACAGCATTATCTTCATATTCAATAAAACCTTTTCCTGTAGTAGTATCAAAACACATTCCATGAACATCTGAGGGAATCCAAGAAAGATCAACATGAGTACAAGGATGTACTGCAATATTGTCAATAACTATGGTTTTATCTGGTGGAATAACGTTTAATTTCATTCTTCTATGTCCGTTACGTTATGTATTGTCTGTCTAGATTGCATTAATCTTTCTTGAGCTTTTAATTCTAACTCTCTTTGATATATTTCTTGTGCTTTCATAGTCGATTTCACAGTTTCATTTCTAAAGGACTCAATAGCAGCACCAGTTTGTCTTTGTTGCTGTGAATTTTCAATCATTAAAGATGGCAACCAAGTAATTGCACAACTCCAATCATCAACCTCTTCTCCTGTATTAGGATTCACTCCACGAACCTGAGTGAACCAAGAACATTGTAATTGTATACAATCCTTACCAATTAAAGGACAGAAGTTTCCCTGTTCAAGTTTCATTATATTAACTCTTTGTGCATATTATAGCATCAACATACTGAACTGACAAGTTCAGAGAACCTGAACTATTAACACTTACAGTATCACTGAAACTGTGTGTATGATCACTGGTTGATCCAGAAGCAGTAAAACTATCACTGAAGCTGAAGTTAGAACCATTAATATAATACATTATTATAGCATGTGTGTGGTAGCTACCACCACCTTCAGTAGCAACCTTTTGAGTTCCTGAAGAACCAGAGTTTCCAGTATCTTGGAAACCATACTGTCCACCAGAAGTACCACGAGGAACATCATAAGAGTGTTGGTGTGCTGCTATCTGAGCAGTTGTTAACCAAGCTTGAGTAGTGTTCTGATACATTACCTGTTGTCCAGTACAATTACCACTAACAGATCCACTAATACTTACAGTTTCTCCACCGTCACTACCAGTATTTCCACTAACACTTCCAGATCCACTAACACTAAGAGATCTACTAGCAAAATTACTAGTGAATGAATTACTACCACCAGAACCACCACCAGAACCACTTACAATTCTGAGTGCTTTATTATTATGTGATGTTGATTTTGTCCATCCAGTAGGAGCACTACCTTGTACAAATAACATAACAGATCCAGAAGGAACAGATGGATTAGCTGCACTACCTTGCTCACCCTTTTGACCCTTCTCTACTTCTCCCTTCTGACCCTTATCACCTTCACCTATCTGACCCTTTTGACCCTTAGTGGAATTATCATCACCCTGTTCTCCTTTTTGACCTACACCAATCTCACCCTTTTGTCCTACTTCACCTTTCTGTCCCTTAGTTGAGTTATCTGCTCCTACTTCTCCTTTTTGACCTTCTTCACCTTTCTGACCTTTAGTTGAGTTATCCTCTCCTTTTTGTCCTTTAGTGGAGTTATCTGCTCCTGTTGCACCCTTTTCACCCTTAGTGGAATTATCCTGACCTTTTTGACCTTTATCTCCTATTTCACCTTTCTGACCCTTAGTAGAATTATCTACTCCTTTTTGTCCTTTTTCACCTACTCCAGCTTGTCCTTTTTGCCCATCTTCACCTTTCTGACCCTTATCACCTACTTCACCTTTCTGACCTTTAGGACCAAGATTACTAATATTAATGGTTCCTGTCATACTTCCATGATACTGGCAAATATAATACAGAGTATCAGGTGCATCATATGGAACAGCAAATGATAATACACCAGATTGTATACCATTATTTGTTACTCCTGAACTATATGCATCACCAGTTCCAGTATTTTGAGCAGTTTTAATCCAGAATGGATGACCACTTGCATTTACAGTAAAGGTATAAGTAAATCCTCGGATTAACTCAATAGTTGGATCACCAGCACCATCTATAGTGTAATCACTTGAACCTGAAGCAGTTACATTATAATTTCTTGCACCTAAATTTCCTTTTGGACCTATCTCACCCTTATCACCTTTATTGCCTATTTCACCTTTTTGTCCTTTAGTGGAGTTATCTGCTCCTGTTGCACCCTTTTCACCCTTAGTAGAGTTATCTTCACCTTTAGTACCTTTGTCTCCTACTTCACCTTTTTGACCTTTCTCTACTTCTCCCTTCTGACCCTTAGTAGAGTTATCCTCTCCTTTCTGACCTTTAACAGTACTAGGTTCACCTTTATCTCCAGTATCTCCTTTCTGTCCTTTTTCTACTTCACCCTTCTGACCCTTGGTTGAGTTATCATCACCTTTTTGTCCTTTAACATCACTAGGTTCTCCTTTAACACCTACTTCACCTTTATCACCCTTATTTCCTTGTGCTTCTACATCACCCTTCTGACCTTTCTCACCTTCTTCCCCTTTCTGCCCTACTTCACCTTTCTGACCCTTAGTAGAATTGTCATCACCTTTCTCACCTTTCTCTACTTCTCCCTTCTGACCTTTATTACCCTGTGCTTCTACATCACCTTTAACACCTTTATCTCCAGTATCTCCTTTCTGACCCTTAGTTGAGTTATCGTCTCCTTTCTGTCCTTTTTCAAATTCACCTTTTTGACCTTTGACTTCTTCACCCTTTTGACCTTTATCTCCTATTTCACCCTTATCACCTTTCTCAGATACTTCTCCTTTTTGACCCTTAGTAGAATTATCATCACCCTTTTCACCCTTAGTAGAGTTATCTTCACCCTTTATTCCCTTTTCACCTACTTCACCTTTAGTACCTTTATCACCTACTTCACCCTTATCACCCTGTAATCCTAATGCACCATCACGGAATACAGATTCTGTTTGTGGTATTGGTGTTATCTCAATCCATCCCTGATTACCAACATAGACTGCCATGTTGAAATAATAATCTCCAGAAAGAGATCCCATATCTCCATCTTCTCTTATGAAGAAAGTTGGAGCACTATCTGGACGAACTGGATCAGCTCTATTAAATGTTCCACCTACACCAGAAGTATAAACATACCATTCCCCTTCACTATCACCATATTCACTAATATCTTTCATCCACACCTTACGCTGTGGCATATCAACCACAACATGAACATCATTACCCCAATTTATACCACTCAATTCTTCAGTTTGACCATGACTAGTCCAATCAAATCCCTGATTCATTACAATATTATTAGCCTGATCACCCATTCCAATCCAATTATCATTTGGATGCTGAGAATTTAATGCAACATTAATATTACCATTGCTTATATTTGTAACACCTTCAGTTCCTATTGTATTATCATCAGACATATACCATCCCCAATGCCCACCAGAAGCATTGGCATGTATTCTAAATTCATAGATTGTATTGTTGTCTAATTTCTGACACTTAATATCTCTATGATCATTAATTACACCAGCATAATCACATCGTGTATTATTTTGAGTATAAACCCAACCACTAGAAGAAGCAGTTGTATCTATTACTGGGCATTGTCCAATATTTGTCCCAGATGCACCTTCAACACCTTTTTGACCACCTGCACCTTTCTCACCCTTATCATTTAATTCACCTTTCTGCCCTACTTCACCCTTCTGTCCTTTCTCTGCTACTTCACCTTTCTGACCCTTAGTAGAATTGTCATCACCTTTTTCACCTTTAGTTGAATTATCTTCACCCTTTGTTCCTTTTTCTCCTACTTCTCCTTTTTGACCTTTGACTTCTTCACCCTTTTGACCCTTGGTTGAGTTATCTTCACCAGGTGCTCCTTTCTCACCTATTCCTACTTGACCTTTTTGACCTTCATCTCCCTTATCTCCAGTATCTCCCTTATCTCCCTTCTCACCCTTTTCTACTTCTCCTTTTTGACCCTTGGTTGAGTTATCTTCACCCTTCTGTCCTATTTCACCCTTCTGTCCTTTATCACCTTTATCACCCTGTTCACCTTTTTGACCTAATGTTCCTTTCTCACCACCTGCACCTTTCTCTCCTTTGACACCTATTTCGCCTTTTTGACCTACTTCACCTTTCTGACCTTTATCACCTGCTTCACCTTTTTGTCCAATACCTACAGCACCTTTCTCTCCTTTAAAACCTACTTCACCCTTCTGACCTACTTCACCTTTATCTCCAGTAACTCCCTTCTGACCTTTCTCACCTTTTATACCATCACCATCAAGACCTTTCTGTCCTTCTTCTCCTTTTTGACCCTTTTCACCAAATCCTGGTTCACCTTTCTGTCCATCAGCACCTTTTGTGCCATCCTCTCCATCTTCTCCACCTGCACCCTTTTCACCAGGATCAGGTATTCTTCTCCAAGCAGTACCATCCCACTGCCAACTAGCATTACCAAAAGTGTAAATATCACCTACATTGGGATTATCGGGAAAATCTATTGCCATAATTAATTAGGTTTCGTTGGCCAAGTTGGATTACTAGGATCTGCAGTGTTTGCTGGAAGATCTCTCAATGCTTGTCTATATGTAGCCCACTCTGTTTTCTTATCAGATGATAACTGATTATCATCCATTCTAGTCCAATCAGATTGAGTGAGAAATAGATCTCTAGTTTCTCTAAGTGTTTTAAAAAGATCAGAATCAGTAGGTAGATTAGGATCAAAGAATCCAGCAGATGCTGTATATTTCCATCCAGAATGTACATTACAACTTCCACCTGTTCCAGTAAAATATGTACTTCCTATACCAACAACAGTAGTTTCAGGTGGATGATTAAATTCATTTATTGGGACATTCTGAGGATATACACCCTGAAGTATTCCATCACTATCATTAACTATCGCACATCTTGAAGTAATACCAACAGCACTTTGAACCTTTTCAGCTTCTTTAGCAAATACTGCATCTTGGAACTCTTTAAACTGTATAAAAGTAGCCTTAGTTCCTTGTTCCTCTAATGAGGCAGTTTGAGAAGAAGTTAAAGACGCAAAAAACTCACTCAATTGATCAGCCTTTTGCTGCTTCCCTATTTCTACTGTTTGTGTGAGTCCTATTGCCATACTTTTTTTAAATATTTAGATTGATATTATAACACAAACACCATCACCACCAGGTTGAGAAGCAGTACCATTCTGAGAACCAGTACCACCAGAACCAGGAGCACCAGCAGTATTAAAGTTACTACCATGAGGTCCTCCCCAGAATGATGGTCCACCAAAACCACGAAGATAACTAGCAGAGTGTCCTACTCCACCAAAAGCACCATTAGCTGCTACCCCTTGAGAAATACTACCACTGAAAGTACCTGATGCAGTACCACCAAAACCACCACCATTAACACTGTTATTACCTATTCCACCGCCACCGCCACCACAAGCCATGTTATAACCGTAAGTAGGGTATATTGTACTATTACCACCATTATTTCCATTACCACTACTACTAGCAGCACCACCAGATCCTACTGTTATAGAAATAGATGCAGGATTACCAATCATACCATGACCACCCATTTGAATAACTGTTCCACCAGATCCACCGCCACCGCCTCCTGCGTTTGTCCAACCTTCTCCACCTGATCCACCACCAGCAGTAAGAATCCATATAAAGAATGCATACCGATCAAGATCAGCTGTCCAACTATGACTTCCAGGACCAAAAACCTCTCTCTTTGCATGATTATCAATAATAAATTCTGGGACCCAATCCCAAGCTCCTGTTGTTCCACCAGACATAGCAGGTTCACCAAGAGCACCTTCATTTTCAGTATTCGAGGGGGTTTCATAAGAATATATCTTACCTGGAAACCATACACCCTTATCTTTAAATCTTTGTGCTACTCCAGCAGAACCATTATTAGGTGACCAAGTATCAGACCAAATTTCATGTTCATTATTACTGTTTATATAAAATTTTGATTTTGCCGTTCCACCACTATTAAGGAATTCAAGTTTATGGTCACTATCATGATAATGTAACCTAGCAGCACCTCCAAGAGATCCATTATTATTATATTGAATATCGTGGTCACTACCACCTGCACCAGCGACACCACCTGATCCTGGTTGACCTTTATCACCTTCTTCACCTTTATCTCCGTCTGCACCTTTATCACCATCCCCACCCTGACCTGGTTGTCCTTTATCTCCTGGAATACCTTTATCACCATCACCACCTTCACCTGGCTGTCCTTTATCTCCCTCTATACCTTTATCGCCATCACCGCCTTGACCTGGTTGACCTTTCTCACCCTCTTCACCTTTATCAGCATTTTCTCCAGGTTGTCCTTTATCACCTTCCTCTCCTTTTAGAGCATCTTCGCCTGGTTGACCTTTCTCACCTTCTTCCCCTTTATCAGCATTTTCTCCAGGTTGTCCTTTATCTCCCTCTATACCTTTCTCACCTTCACCACCTGATTGACCCTTTTGCCCTTTTATATCTTCTCCTTTCTGTCCTTTTATAGATTCACCTTTCTCTCCTTTATCCGATTCACCCTTTTGACCTTTCTCTGATACTCCTGGTTCACCCTTTACACCTTTTGCAAGAACATCACCATCATCACCTTTTTGTCCATCTTCACCTTTCTGTCCTTTAAACTCACCCTTTTCACCTTTATTACCTTTATCACCCTTAGCAGATGCAGTTCCTGGTGCTCCTTTCTCACCTATACCTATTTCACCTTTTTGACCTTCTTCACCTTTCCCACCTTTTTGTCCTTTATTACCTTGTGCCTCTACCTCACCTTTCTGTCCTTTTGAACCTTCTTCACCTTTATCACCTTTTATACCCTTCTGTAATACATCACCCTTTAATCCCTTCTCACCTTCTTCCCCCTTCTGTCCTTTAAACTCACCCTTCTCTCCTTTCTCACCCTTATTACCTTGTGCGTCTACATCACCTTTCTGACCCTTATCACCTATTTCACCTTTCTGACCCTTGATACCCTGATCACCCTTAGATGCAGATGCACCATCTTCACCTTTCTGACCCTTAGCATTTTGATCTCCCTTCTCACCCTTATCAGATACTTCTCCCTTATTACCCTTTTCACCACCTAATCCTTTCTGTCCCTTTTGTCCATCAGGTTCACCCTTATCACCTTTAGTACCATCAAGACCCTTATCACCATCAAGACCCTTCTGACCTAGATTACCCTTAACACCTTTTTCACCTTTATCTCCATCACCATCAAGTCCTTTCTGACCCTTATCACCTATTTCACCTTTTGGACCTTCAACAGTTGAAGGAGCACCTTTAGCTCCCTTAAGACCTTGAGATCCAGTTAATCCTTGACTACCTTTATCACCTACATCACCCTTCTGACCTTTAGGACCTGTGTTAAGATTACCAGCACCAGAGTTTGCAACAACCCACTGTCCACTAGTACCGTCAGCATACCAAATTAATAATTCTCCAAGATCACTTTCCCACCACAATTCACCGTGAAATGGATCAGCAGGAGGATCTTCTGAAATAGTAACAGGAGTAATTCTAACTGTTGCCCTATTTTGATTAGGTAAAGCAGTCGCTGTTACGGGTGCTCCTCTAAAATCTATCTCACTAATATGAGCAGCAGTTCCTACAAGAACTCCTTCATCGTAAATACTTAACGCACCAGGAGTTGTACCTCCACCAATTGGAACCCAGAATCTTTCTCCTGGAAAACCAGGAACCGATACTATTTGATATTGATTTCCAATAGGAGTTGGTTTGTTATAATCACCAGAATATACTGCCTTATATGCAGTCTGTCCAAACCATTGATGAGTTGAAGTATCACTTATTGCACCACCAGCATTAGCATTGATAGTAACTGTAGTTGCAGTTACAGCACTAATACCAACAACAGTATTATAAAGATAATCAGCACCAGTATCTGTATTAGCACCAAATTCTCTTGGATATGATTTCTCAGTTGTAAAATTATCTCCGTTATAATCACATTTAAATGTAAGTGCAGCACCTACAACTCCCAGAGTATTACCTATAGTTAATCCATGACCAGCACCAAGAGTTAACTCTAAATCACCAGAAACTGGATTATAAGTTGCATCAGTAACATCATGAAAGGTCATCTCAACAGGATCACCTAAATTAGGTTCTGACTGTTCTACATTGAGATACTTATACCTATCTTCTTTTAATTGATCTTGTGGGGTTCTCTTAACCCTTCCGCTAAGATATCTATTAGACATTACTATTCTCTAGGATACTTGCAATGAATTCCATTTGTAATGGAGCGACCATACCACCTGCATTTGTTGCTCCTACTTGAACCCTAATAGATTCATTAAAAGCAGCAACTGCAAGTGTCATACTAGAACCAGATACTGGATCAGTTGCTCTTGGGTAAGAATGTTCAGTATAGTTACCATCCATAGTGCAAGTAAATACCAGAGAATTATCTGCTATTTTAATAGTATTTCCATTAACAAGACTATTAGCACCAATAGTTAAAACAAGCTCACCTGATGTAGGATTATAATCAGCTTTCCATACACTAAACTTATGTCCAGCAGTATGACTACTACCAGTTCCATCAACTACTTCAACACATAATGGTGTAGCACGAACAAACGTATGAGGTGATGGTTGGTAATTATGTATGTTTCCTGTAGATCTTCCAACATCTAAAGAAAATGTAGTGGTAGATGGAACAGTTTCTACAACATATGATTGTTGTGGATTGGGGAATACATTCGTAGTTATTCCAGAATAAGTATTCTTTATAGCATTAGGAGTTCCACTAACAAAGGTATGTGGAGTTGTATTTGAAGAAGGAATCGAATCAAGAACTTGTACAGTAACAGTACTATTAGAAATAGCAAGAATAGGCAAAGCCTTGTTACTAGCATAGTCTGTTGTTCTTGGATATGAATGATTACCACTACCATGAGTACAAGTAAATGTCAATCCATCATCAGCAATTGTTATAGATTGTCCAACTTGTAATTTATGACCACTACCAACATCAATTTCAAGAAGTCCTGTAGTAGGAGAATATGTTGTATTACTACCAGCAGTATAATTAGCACCACAAGTAAAATACAAACCACCCAAAGTAATTTTCTCTGTAGGATTAAACCCGTGGGCATCCATCGTTGTTACAGTAACAATTCCTGTTGGTTCATCATAATCAGCACCAGAAACAGTAGTAACACCAACCTGATGTCCTCTAATGAATATTTTATCAAGAACTAAAGGAGTTTTTTCCAATACAATTCTACCATCAACCAATATTAATCCATCATTTGGTGGTATCTCAGCATCCTGAACTACATTAACATCTCTTGTATTTCCTGTACTTCTCGATTCTCTTCTCTGAAAAAATGTAACTGTCGGATAAGTAACACCTATTGCAACATTAGCAACTTGAGCATATAATAATAGTGAAGAAGTTCCTGTAGGAACCTCATAAAGTTCTTGTGTTCCAGGTGCTACAGGAACCGCAATATTAATAAACTTATTTACTGGTGCTATTGCCATTTATTTCAATGCTAATATCAGTGGTGTTAATTGTGCTTGTATTGCTCTATTGAAATCCCTTCC